ACCCTTCTGCGCATCAGCAAACGACTTCTGTGCTGAAGTAGTTGACTTCAAAGAGTCACTATATTCCTTTAGTTTATCTGTAGCATTTTTCAAAGTCTTAGAAACAGATTTTCCACCACCACCCAAAGTGTCAGTTACGTCAGTTGCTGAACCTTTGAAGTTGGTTTGCTGATTGATCGCATCACGAATACTCAATTTATAATTATTAACAGGTATCGCTATTGCATCAAATTGTTTTGATATTGAACCAACGTCAATTAAGTTTTGAGTTGATTGGTAAAAGTCTTTTGCAGCACCAACAAAATCGCGTGTAGTCAATTCAAATGTTGCTTTAGTCAAATAATATGCTTTAGCCAATACATTTATGGCATTAGCAGCACCAATAGCCATAGCTTTGAATACACCAACTACAGCTGTACCTGCACCACCTGATTCAAAGATGAGTTGCTGGAATCCACCAACTAAGCCTTTTTCACCCATAACGGTTGTAATTCGTTGAACTGCTGGTGCAACATTTTTGACTAAAAAGTCTGTAAATTTTTGAAGATATGGAAGCAATGCTTTTCCTATTGCTTCCCAAATTTCATTAACTTGAGTTCCAATAATCTTCATTTGGCCACCAAAAGTATTGGCAGCAGTAGCAGAAGCACCACCAAACTGACTATTCAAATCAGCTAGAACCTTATTAAAATCTTTAGATTTTTTTGTAGCAGCATCAATTGGAATACCAAGTTTTGATAGTGCGGTGAACTGCCCCTGACTAGCTTTAGCCAACGCTATTGTGACGCTCCCCAAATCGCGTCCTGTTGAAGCAGAGATATTTTGCGCAGTATTAAGCAACCCAAGTGACTGCTGATAATCACCAGTCGCTCGAACTAAAGTTCCTAAAGAAGTACGAAGCTCAGTGTCCGACGTGCCGGTGCGCAACTGAGTTACCGATATGTACCGTTCAGCAGAAGCAGTCAAAGCATCGTTAGCCCCAAAGGTTTTTTCCAACTGACGCTGTAATTCAGCCTGTGACTTTTGATCTTCCATCGCAGTTTTAACCGCATGTGTCATAGCTGCAGCGACAGCACCGAACGCTGCGGTAGCCCCCACTGCCATAGCGGAGAATAGGGGTGAGGTTTTCCCTACCTCTTTACCGAAACCTTTAATGTCACCAGATAAAAGTTTTAAGCCTGCTTTGGCTCCAGCGGTGTCAGAAATGAATTTGACAATAAACGTGCGCTCACCAGCCATGCGCTGATTCTACTCAATAACCGACATCCCATTTCGTAAGGCAACAAACTCATCCAACATCGCACTATAAAGAGCTTTACCTGTCAGACCATCCCAACGAGAAATATCTACAGGAGCATTCCACCAAGCCTCATCCAACACCTCTGCACCAGCGCGACGTTGACGTGGCTGACGTGCTTGCTTTGCGCGTGGTGCTACAGGATTAGAAGCAACCTGAACATCGAGTGTGAACGATGAATCCAACAACTGACCGTGACCTTCGTGGAACTCAAACGGCTGATCCGGTGCATGCTGTGGCAGATAGAAAATTCGTGCAGGGTCTTTAGTCTGAGGGTCACCAACCAAACCGATACGGTCATGCAGCTCAGCCCACACCACCCGCCACAACGACGCAGGCACCTTCTCCGCTAACGGCAAAACCAGGTGATAGTGAGGATCATCCAACCGATGCGAATAGGTGGAATAGGCGAACCACTCCAAACCATCTAGTTGAGCATTATCAAAGGCTTCGCTGTCCATGTCCACAACCAATGCCTCAACAAAGCGAACATTACGGTTGCCTCTAGTAGTACCAGCGTCATACTCAACAGGCGACCACAACGACCCAGCCTGCTTCACAGGGTTCTCCTCATGGAACGACAACAACTCCTTCAAGTCATCCCACGACGAAGCCAAAGGCTTCGGATAAATAGACTTCACATTCTTAAACAGAACAGCCATAACCCCTCCTCCTAGAAGGGTACAGGAACCTCAGCTAAAGTCAAGCACTATCTTTCAATGTCTTGATGACGTTTTCAATGGCATTCAAATATTCCTTGGCAATATTCTCTTTTTCCTTACGGACAGTAGGCCAAAAGAAATACCCTGACCTACCACGATGCCGGAGGAACTGGCTGGTATGCCCACCGCCTTTGCGATACCCATCACGCGATACACCCTTTTTGTTGACAGACCTAGCCCCAGCAGAGGTCTTCATCCCCTTACCGAACTTGCCACCACCAAACTCAGCACCGAAGAACACATCGCCCCTGGTCACCTTGCGTTTGCGATTCCTATTCGGGTTGGTTGTAGAAACAAAAGCAGAGGTACTGGCTAGATAAAGAGTAGGGATTCGATCCTTGCCAACCTTCATGCCCTTCATAACCTCGGTAGCTTGACGGCTACGGGTCACGGAACCAGCTTCAGCTTTAGTCTTGTTCAGGAGGTTCTCAGCAACTTTTCCTGCAGCGATACGAGCTTCAGCATCAAAGCGTTTATCAGCCTTAGATGCGTCGCGTAAAAATTCGTAGATACCTTTTACTTGAATCGCATTGTTGTCAGAGGTGATACTGACTGAACCTGCTCTACCAAAAACTGCCATGACAACAGACTACTTGCCTAGATGAATTGCTCTCCAACGCAAATAAGCAAACATTGTGAACAACATTCGAGGGTCTTCTGCCAGCAACACCGATGGTGCGATACCTGTCTCAACAGACAGGTACGCAATCATCCAATGGGCTGACTGATCTCCAAAGGGACGATCACGGCATCAGCCTGGTTACCCAACTCCAACGCTTCAATCTCGTTAATCCACGAATCAAAATCTAAACCAGTACGTTTCGTGCGATGCTCAGAATGCCAAGCCAAGAAACCTAAATCGGTAAGCGTCAGTTCAGCCTCAAACTTCGCAACACTTTTGCTGAACTTTTGTTCAAAGGCGATGAAGTCTGGGAACGCAGCAATGATGGTGCGCTTTGATTGATCTAACGATGACGTTACTTCTAACGCTATTTTCATTTGTCCTCCGCAGGGTTAAGGGTTTGTTAGAAAACTTACGCGCCAGTACCAGTCTTAGTTACTGCACCGTCAACAGGGAAGGTGACATCAAAAGTAGCGAGGTCGCCTACAGCACCGTTGACTGGTGTGTAGCCAACTGGCAACACGTTGAAAGAATACTGTGGCTGAGTTGAACCAGCAATAGCAGTACCGTTTGGCTTAATCACCATTGGTACAGCAGTTCCGTTGTTGAACGCATCATAAAACAACTTTTCAATCGTTGGATAATCCTGGTGCATTGACAAGGTGACGCTGTGGTCACGCAAGCCTTGGATGCGGGTAACAGCGTTTGCTGTACCGAACGCGGTGGTAGCAACTTCTGCAGCCGACAACGTGAGTGCAACAGATGCGACATAAGCCGAGATATCTGTGTTTGCGGTTCCGAATGTCACGTTTACGTTTGTGAGAACTTGCTTTGCCATGTTGATTACTCCTGCCTTCCGGCACTCGAAGATTTACTAATGAAACTCTACACGCTCGCAGGATTGCGTATCAACTAAGCGTACACCACCACACGGAAGTCAACCATCAGATAGGTCGCATCGTTGCCGTCCAGCGTTGAGATGTTGGATGCTGACTCAACGAGCAAGTCTTGTACTACCCCACCCAACGTGCGATCCGATTCCAACGCCTGACGCACCGAACTGGTTCCCCGATACGAGAGGAAACCGTCCAACGCTATTTGAGCTGTGCGTTCAGCCGAACGACCAACCACCACAGACACATTGAAAATGTGGGTCAACAAACCTCCACCCATAGCCCCGTTGTAGGTGATTGAATCCAACATAGGCCACGCAAACGGGGCGTTCACATTGTCAGGCTGCTGGGCGTAAGCACGAAGCCCTGAGATGGTTCTCAAAGCTGTAGCAATACCTTCTTTGATTTCGGTGACGGTTGTGGTTGCGCTCATGCGTAAATCCGCATACAACGATACGGTTCAACCAACTGAGCCATATCAGGGTCAAGGTATCGAGATACACGAATAGCACCCAAGTCACCAAACCCAGCCACCCCGAGCGGACTGTCGTAGCGTTTGAAAATACGAGCAGCTTGAATGATGGTTGCCTGTGTAATTGCTTCAGGAACAGAAGACCAACCAAACACAGCAGTAACCTGCACCAAAGCTTGATCACCATAGTTCGCATTCACAGTTGGAAACAGATAACGACCTACTGCACGAATCTTGTCATAAGGCCAAGCCAAACCATCAAGCACACCGTTCAACGGTTCTAACTGATAATCGGTTGGTGACCAGGTGACATCAAAGTTGCCATCAGCAAACGATGATGTTTTGAGTGTGATGGCTGTTCCTGCGATGTCATCGATTGAGCAGTAGTACGAACTGTCTGCCTGATAGACGCGAGTTGCTGTAGAACTAGACCAAAACTGGCGGTTGCAATATCCATCAATTAGGCGTGATGCTGCACCGGCACAGTTGTCAATAAGTGTGTCGTCAATTGTGTCTGCTGTACCAATGCGCAAAGCTGCTTTAATTTGTTCTTTTGTTGCGTAAGCATTGGTGGCCATAGTGTCCTGATTCTAGTTGATTGACGCAGCACCACGATACTGCACACCCTCAAGCGAATAGTTCACAAACGGATTCAACGAATACACCTGACACGAATACACATCCCACAACCGTTGCTTCATATCTCGAAGATGACGCTCATATAAAGCCCAATGAGTATCCCCAGCAACATAGCCATCAACCCTGTCCTTGCCGTTCAACTGACCACAATCAGCCCCAACCAACACAATGAACTTCGCCCCCATATACGCAGCCAAGTGCATCGCCCCATGAATGCTCGAAGACCCGATAGTCAACTGGTCATACTCGACAGGCCAATCCTTGTCATGTGGGTTGAACGACACACCAGGTCTACCGGTGCGCGTATGAAATGTGACGATCTTTGGCATGAAGCCTTGGAACTGTGCGTCAGTCCCGTGTTCTTTTAACGGGGTGAAGACTGCGATGGACTCGTCACGTCGAGCTTCCTGTATTGCGTCAGAGTGATAATGA